CAATAGAGTTATTATACAGCAGTGATGGATGAAAGGCAACAACTATTTTGTAATCCCCTACAGACTTGAGGGGATTGTAAACCCTTGTAGATACAAGCAAAAAAGCCTCCGCTAAGGGAGGCTAGTAGGGGCTTTGCAGGGAGTTAGGGCATCTGCAAACCAGCGAGAGCAGAGGCTGGAGCGATCTGGATACCAGAACCGAAGATTCGATTGTACTCGTTCTTCATTTGTTGCTCTGGGCTTGCTTCGGCTGCGATAGCGCAGCTGTTCAAGAAGATTTTGCCGTCTGCGTATGGCATGTATGGAGCGAGTCCAACGCCTACACCTTGAGCAGTTTGTTGCATCATGATGTTCGCTGGCTTCTCTAAGAAGTAACCAGCCTCAGAACCACTTGACACTTCACTGATGATTTCCTCACCATTGATCAGTCTAAAAACTTTAATATCACTCATCGTTATTCCTCTATAAGTTTTTCAATAAAATCAGCTGCATGATGTTGGCTGAAGAAATAACGTATCATTAAGTTCTCCACATCAAAACAGTTCATAGCTATTACCATAATTTGTTTATTCTTGAAGACGGACACCTTCAATATCCATTCGCCTCTGCGAACAGTGACGAAGGATAAAAGATTGGGCGTCAGTCTTGCTTTGTTCATACCTAGTATTTAGGTATTACGTCTCCAATAAAAGTCAAAAACTCTATACTGATTTTTCAACAGCATGTCATAGACTGCCATACGATCAACGTAGGCATCTTCGACATATGTCATTGGAGTTGGTGGTTCGATTTGAACCAATGCGTCTGTCTCGCCACCAGAACTAACCACAGTCATATCGTTTTTCTTAGCGATGTGACGCATGACTTGGTTCTCAGTTAGACAGTGCATGAAGACCTGCGTGATACCTTTCGTGCGCAACCATGTGACGGCTCTATCAAACATGGACTGGGCTAGACCTTGTCCACGAAATTCAGAGTCAACAGAACAACCAAGTTCTGATTCACCATTGTACACAGCAGCGTGACATGCAGCAGCTAAACGACCATCAATACAATCAACACCAAACCACTGAGAGTCTTCGTTGAATGAATTGTTGACGTACATAGCGATACCATCGTCGCTAATACCAGCACCAAACCTCAACCTACGATCTTCTCCATGAAGAGACTGTAGATGAGCAATTATCTTTGGCGCATCGAGCACATGTAGTTTTCTTGCGATCATAATACTGAAGGGGAGTTTCCTCCCCTGTTGCTTAGTCGTTCAAGAAAGTCTTGTCGCCTTTAGCCTTCACAGGAACCTTCACAGGCTTCTTAGCTTCTGGGACTAGACGCTCAAGTGCGATCTTCAAGATGCCATTCAAGAGTTCAGCGTTCTCGACTTTGTACTCGTCACCGATAGCCCATGTGCGAGTGAACGCACGATTAGCGATACCGTTGAAGATGTAGTCAGATGGCTTCTCTGAGTTAGAGTTACCGCGAACAGTCAACTTACCACCATCGAGTTCTACGTCGATCTCGTGTGTAGCAAAACCTGCTACAGCAATCTCGATTGTGTAGTTCTTGTCGTCGATTTTACGGACGTTGAATGGAGGATAGTTGGGGATGTTCTTTGTGATGTCATCATGGAACGATTGCATCTTGGCGACTTGAGAGTCGAAGTCCAAGAAGAACTTGTCGAATTCCTTGAATGTATCTTTAGCAAAGAATGCTGGAATGAATGATTTTGATGTCATAGTTTTCTCCTATTAAGCGAGGTTAATTAAATTGCCACCCGAAGCATGGCAGTGCTGGTTACTTTATCCAGCGGCAATTGACGAATGCCAGTGAAATCTCTCGGACGCCTTATACCGTAGCATCAAACAGCCCTAAGGTGGGTTCTTTTTATTTAGTAGTCGTCGGCTTTTTACCGATGTTATACTTGGCAACCAATTCCCATTGATCTTTCTCTTTGAAAGACACAACCTTAATCTGGGACAAGGATGCCTTTTGTTCAGCTTTCGCAGGAACTACGATCTTTAGTAACTCCCAGTCTTGCAACAGAGAGGCGATAGCGTTACGGCGTTCAACGTCACCAGAAGTGATATTGGATTCCTTGCCATCGAGAGCAAATAGTTCTTTGAAGTGTACGATGAAGTATCTGCCTTGCTTATGTAAAATATGGCAAGACTGATACAATTTGTTTTCTTTACGGGATGCGATACCGATACGTGTAAGTGTCTCACGAACCTTCAAGAAGTTGTCAGGTTCAGGTAATGTCACCTCAAGCATTGAGTCAGGCGTCCAGTCGTAATAAACCATTTCTACAGTCATTATCTTCCACCTTTGTATAATTTTTCTTTTATCATTGTCAATTGTTCATCTGAAAGGACAGTCAATGCCTCTTTCGCCTTTTCGTTGGAGTAACCGAAGTACTCCTTGACTAAGAGCATGGATTCTGAATCGGCATCTTTTTTAGCCCATTTACTGAATCGCTTTTTCTTAGCAATACTATTTAGGAAATAAGAGAACTGCCACTCTTCAGGTGTGCTAGGGAAACGATTCATTTCGTTAGCATACATGACAGTGTCGGGGAAATAAGACAGACCACGGTTTACGATGAACGCAGCATAGTCTTTCTTTGCTTGGGGATCGTTAAATAGGTTTTCTTTCGTGAAGTTAATCGCGTTGATGAAGTCGAATGGGCTCATGCTAACCCCATTTCTTTCAGGTTCTCTGGAGTAGCTGCGAATCGTTTTTCAGGATAGCGTTTAGCCAGAGCGTCCTCTAGTTCTTTCATAGAAGAACCCTGTGCCATGAACTCATTATTATCACTATCGCTGAAGACGTAATACACTTCTCCATGCTTCTCGATCTTGATGCGGATTAGTTCATCGGCAGATTCTTCGGCTTCTTCTAGCTGTTGGACAAACTTCTCGACTCTGCGCTTGGCTGCAGTTTCTCTCGAAGTCCAACCGAATGCAAACCCCAAAGCAAAGATAACAAGATAGATGAAAATTTCTTCCATGTTAACCTCACTTGAATTTGCAAGAAGTCATAACCTCAGTTAGAGCAGCCATGATGTTCAACTCATGATCAGCAACGAATGCAGCCTTGTACTGATAGTCAGCCAACACTAGAAC